CATGAAGGTGCTGGCTTATACCGGTATAAGGGTTGGAGAACTTCAATATTTCACGCTTGAAAATATTGAACAAGCCAAGCAATACATCACTATTTACAATAAAGGGAAAGAACGAGATGTTCCTTTAAGAAGTGATTTAAGAAGAGAACTGTTAAAGTATGCAAAAAGTCAAAAAATCGAATCAGGGACATTGTTTCCTGGGAAAAAAGACCCTCAAAAAATGCTAACCGAAAAAACAATAAGAGAACATATCAAAAAGATATGCGGGATGTGTAGAGGAATTGACCTGGATAAAGCGCATCCTCATGCATTTAGACACATGTTCGCTATTCAATGGATCAATGAAAATGGAAACAGCTCTTTATCAGAATTAGCAAAAATAATGGGGCATAGTGATGTCAAGACAACAGCTATCTATACAAATACTTCTCAAAAAGAGAAGAAAAGAAAAGTAGAAGCTATTAAATATTAAAAAGGAGTGACAAGATGAAAATAACATTAGAGCAGTTGCTATCAACAGTATATCTAGATGAAAAACTAGAGGTATATGACAAAGATGGAATAATAATTATTGATGATGATTGTATCAATCAAAGAGACTTGGTAGATGAATTTTCAAATGCGGAAGTAATCAATGTAAAAGTCAAATCGTCTTTAAAAGTAATGCCGGATGATGAAAGTAAAACCAATGCTGTTTTTGAAGGTGTTTTGAAAATAACAATAGATGCATCTAAAACGAAATGGGGCGATGATGAATAATGGGTATTGTAATATTACTGATCCTTCATCTACTTGTACAGATTGCTATTTTCAATGCACAAGAAAACAAGTTGCTAAAGTTAAAAGAAATGAATGGCAATCTAAAATCGTTAAAAACAGCCATTGAGGAATTGAAAGAAACAATAAGATGGAAATCTTAAAAAAATACACAAAGTTTTTATTTTTCTAACATCCTCAAAAGCTATACGCAGTAATGGTTTAGAGAAAATATAGTAAGGTGCGATAATGTGTAGTTATCGAACCTAAAAATATAGCTTGTAGAGGCATCAAAATGATAAAGAAATTACAACAAGTTGAGCTGAAATGTAGTTCAATTGAAGAAATGAAATATCAATATAGTATAAATTACAGTGATAAATTTAATTTAATTGGCTACAGGTTGAAGAAAATAGAAGAAGGATATTATATGGCGGTTCTTACTCTTTCAGAAAGGAGAGGAAAAAAATGAATTATTTAGAGTTCATAGATAAAAAAAGTGAATTCAAAAAGATGAATGGCATTGAGATTGATATAAACGATCTCAATCCAGTTCTCTTTGATTATCAAAAAGCAATAGTTAAAAAAGCATTGAAAAAGAAAAGATTTTGTTTATTCGAGGCTTGTGGAATGGGAAAAACATTGCAGCAATTGGAGTGGGCGCATCAAGTGGCCACATTTACTAATAAGCCAGTACTTATCGTTGCTCCATTAGGTGTAACAGCGCAAACTGCTTATGAAGAAGCTCCACTTCTAGGATATGAAGTAAAAGTATTGAGAGATAGCTTTACAATTGATAAAGGACTCTATATCACAAACTATGAGCAATTAGAAAACATTGATACAAGTGTTCTTGGTGGGGTTGTTCTTGATGAATCAAGTATTTTGAAGAACTTTACAGGAAAAACAAGAGTAAGACTATCAAAAGCATTTGAAAATACGGAATATAAGCTATGCTGTACAGCTACTCCTGCGCCAAATGATCTAATGGAATTGCTAAATCATGCTGATTTTCTAGGAATCATGTCAACCGCTCAGGCTTTAGCGAACTATTTTATAAACGATATGAAAACAGGTTCATATCGTTTAAAAGGACATGCTACAAAGGACTTTTATAGATGGTGTTGTACATGGTCAGTTAATATTGAGAATCCAAAAGACTTAGGTTTTGAAGCAAAATACTACGTTTTGCCTGAGCTTATTGAAGCAAATGTAATTATCGATATTGATGTCATTGATGATAGTTTTGAACATGGATTATTTAGAGAAGTGGGAACATCAGCCACATCATTTCATAAAGAAAAAAATAGAACAGCAGATATAAGAGCTAAAAATTGCGCTGAAATAGCAAAAAGGGACAGTGAGCAGTATCTAATATGGTGCGATACCAATTTAGAAGCTGATTTGTTAAAAAAATACATTCCAGAAGCAGTTGAAGTAAGAGGTAGTGACAGTCCTCAAAGAAAAGAACAATGTGCGCTTGATTTCAAGCAAGGAAAAACAAGAGTTCTAATATCAAAACCAAAAATATTTGGTTATGGTATGAACTTTCAAAAATGTCACAATGTTATTTTTTGTGGATTGACATATTCATATGAAAATTATCATCAGGCATTAAGAAGAATTTATCGTTTTGGACAAAAGCATACAGTCTATTCTTATATCGTCCTAGGAACAACTGAAATGCACATTTTAGAGACAGTAAATAAGAAAAAAGAGCTGCAATATAATTTAAAAAATCAAATGGATTTGTCGGTTCAAGAAATCCAGTTATTAAATTTTGAAGAAAGAGAGGTAAAAAGCAATTTGATTCAAAATACAATTGAATTGCCAAGTTTTATATGAGTTATAAATTATACAATGATGATTGTGTCAATGTATGCAGTCAGCTTCCTGATGACTGCATAGACTTAACGATTACATCAATCCCATTTGCAAATCTCTATACATATAGTGATGATCCTAGAGACTTCTCAAATGTCAAAGATTTAGATGAATTCTTTGCTCAAATGGATTATTTAATTCCAGAACTTTATAGAATTACAAGACCAGGAAGAATTATTGCACTTCATTTGATGCAAATTCCAACTTTTAAAGGAAGAGATGGAGCTATGGGCTTGATTGATTTTAGAGGTATGGTAATAAAAGCATTTCAAAAACACGGATGGACATTTCATGGAGAAATTACTGTATTCAAGGATCCACAAATTGAAGCAACAAGAACTAAATCAGCAAGCATTTTGTGGAACTCTTATAAAAAGTTTGCTGAGATAACTAGAACGGGTATGCCAGATTATGTTGTTCTGATGCAAAAAGTTGAAAGAGAAGATGAATGGATTCATGTTACTCATGATAATATCGATGATGAATTTCATCAATGGACTCGTTTCGCATCGCCTTGTTGGGGAATAGGGAAAGAATCACCTAAAGTATCAAGAACAAATGTATTAAACACTAAAGTTGCAAGAGAAAAGAAAGATGAAAAGCATATGACACCACTTCAATTAGATTTAATTGAGCATTTAATAAAATGGTACACAAATGAAAATGAAGTAGTTTTTGACCCATTTGGCGGAGTGATGTCAGTCCCTTATTCTGCTATAAAACTCAATCGAAATGCAATCGCATGCGAAATTAAAAAATCATATTTTGAAACTGGCCAAAAATTCATAAGAGATTTAGAAATGTCAATGAATCAGCCAACTTTGTTTCCATTATGAACTATTTAATGTTAAATAAAGATGATATTACAGAAGTATGCGGTGTAATTTCAAAAGCAGAAGTCAAAAAAGAACTTGTTTTAACAGAGCATCAATTTTGGTCGTTTGTTTATTTAGGAAAAATATTTAGAGAAAAATATATTCTTGTTGAGGAAGAATTTAAAAAAGAAAGGCAAGAAATAGTAATAAAAGAAGTAAAAGATGATCGTGCTAGAACTTATTCAGTTGATACGTTTGGAAGATTTTATATAAAGTGGAAAAAAAGCGGAAAGAAAAGGGAAATATTTCCTTATATCAAAAAGAAAACAAATACCGACAAGAAGTATTTGGCTTTAAAAATAGATGGAAAAGAATATGTAGCAAAAAACTTAATAGCGGCAGTATTTATTAGATCATATAAAAAAAATGACATTGTTATTTGCAACGATGGAGATTTTAGAAATATTAGGCTAGATAATTTAAATATTGTACAAAAAAATGAATATTACAAAGGAAGAACTACATCCAAAAATGCAAAAGTAGGTCTTTTTGAAAATAATGAGCTTGTACAGAGTTATCCATCCACTAGAAAAGCAGGAAGTGCACTATTTCTATCACGTCAAACAATATGTGATTACTGCAATAATAAAGTAAAAAAACCGATTTATGATTTAAGATGGATATGTTAAATTTATGCGATGAATTGAGAAAAAAACTGTATTTGTGGAGTCAAGAAAAATTCTGGCCAATATTAGAAGAAAATAAACAGCTCAAAGAAGAAAATAAACAATTAAAAGAAGATGTAAAGAAATATAGAAATCAAGCATCCAGGTTAAGAAACAAAAATAACAGATTGAGTGAGTTATTGAAAGGAAACAGTGGATTAACAATTGAGGAAGAAAAGCCGATATATGCAGTTTATGATCTAAGAAAAAATGAAAAATTAGTTGCTATTGGAACAATCCAGGAATGTTCAGAACTATTAGGAATATCAGTGGGCCACTTGAGATTATGTGCATGTCCAAGTGGTCAAAAAAGAAACTTTAAATATAAAGTTGTTAAATTAGGTAAACTTGATTAGTTTATAAAAAATAGAAAGAGAATAAGAAAAATGACAGCAAGGGAAATGTTTATAAAATTAGGCTATAAATACAGTTTTGATACATTTAAGCTTGGTGGAACAAGCAACTTCATATCATATAAGAAAAAGCGTGGATATGAACATATAGTTTTCAATCTAGATAAAAAAAGAATTCAAACTTGTGCACCTCTAACTGTAGATGAATTAAAAGCTGTATATCAACAATGTAAGGAGTTGGATTGGATTAATGAATAATAAATCAGCTTTAGAGCTATTTGAACAAATTGGCTTTCGTGTAGGCTATATAAGCAACATAAAATTTGTGTATGTTAGACATAACAAGCAAACAAATATAACTGAAATGATAGTTTTTAATACAGCAAAAAGAAAATGGTATGTTTCAACAAATGATAATACATCGTTAAGAATGAATATAGCATTGTTTGAAGCTATCAGTAAGCAAATAGAGGAGTTGAAATGGGAATATGAATAATAAAACAGCAAGTGAAATGTTTAAAGCATTAGGATATATACCATTTTTTACAACAGATAGGATAATGGCCTATACAAACATTTCCAATATTGAAAATGAAGAAGATGAAGGATACGTGTTTTTCTATTTAAAAACAAAGTGTGTGAAAACTTGTTATAGCATGCAAATAGATGGTGTTAGAGTTGACATGAAGTTACTAACAGCAATAAACAAACAATGTGAAGAGTTTGGATGGCTAGATGTATAAGATAATCAAACGGATAATAGATAGAACATTTAAAGTCCATTCACCTTCCAAGTGGTTAAAAAAAGGAAATATTAAGATTAAAAAGGAGTGAAGAAAATGACAATTAGAAATCTTTTGGAAAAATGTAAAAATACAAATAGATTAGAAATTGCTTTAAAAGAAGAAGGACAAGAAAACAAAAAAGTAATGTGTTGTGACATCGAATATTGGAAAGCACTAAATGAAAATATTCTAGATTGTCCAGTTGCTGAATTTTCAATATGGTTTAATTTAGAAAGACTAGAAATTATATATAGACCAGAAAAATCAACTCTTAAAAATACATAAAGTTTTTAAGAGTGATAACACCCTTTAAAACTATACGTAGTAAGGGATTAGAGAGAATACAGTAAGGTGCGATAATATGGAGTTATCGAACCTAGAAATATAGCATATTTAGAAGCTGAAAAGAGCTGCTTGAAAGGTATCAGCAAGTGGATTCAATCGCTCAAAATGAAGTTGCTTTAGAAACAGTAAATAGTTATATCAGACAAAAAGAAAAAGAATTAAAAGAAATTCTTTAAAAAGGGAGTGGAGTTATGAATTTATCACAAAGAGAAGACGTTAAGTTTAAAATATCAAAGTTAAAGGACTGGAAAAGAATGTCTAAATTCTTAAAAGAAACAAAAGAAGAATTGTTAGACAAAAGAAAAGGAATATCATATTCGCCTGAAATGCCAGGCTATCATTCAACAATTTTTCAAGAATACAATAAGTTGCTAGAAAAGACAGAGGATTACGATAAATGTATTGAAGTATATGATACATACATTCATATATTAGAAAGAGCAATGAATGATCTTCTAGATGAAAAGCATAAAGAAGTCATTGATATTTATATTAATAACGCAAGTGATAAATTAAGAGTGAGCAAAGCAATAGAAAATGGATATTCACAAGCGATTTTTTATAAGCTATTGAATGAATCACTAGATATTATAGCTTTAGCAATTGCTCCAACAAAAGAAAAAATAAAAAGAATGTTGGAGTAAATAAAAAAGTAATCGTAAAGTAAATCAAAAGTAAATGAAAAGTAAATGAAAAGTAATCGTAAAGTAAATCAAAAGTAAATCAAAAGTAAATCAAAAGTAAATCAAAAGTAAATCAAAAGTAAATGCCCCGAAAAATGTGTTATTATGGTAATGTGGTTAATTCGACATAGGCCACTCCCTTTACAAAAGAATTGTTAAAAAAGAACTGCGGTGGTAGTTCTTTTTTGCTTTATAAAAAGGAGTTGATAATATGTCAGTTAAAAGACTAGATAGAGATGGAGCACATAGAAAACAATTCGAAAACAATAAGAAAAGGATATTTGCAACTCAATCAGTCTGTGGAATTTGTGGAAAGCCAGTAGACTTTAGTTATAAATATCCACACCCATTGAGTGCTTGTATTGATCATATCATTCCAGTTGCCAAGGGTGGACATCCAAGCGACTTGGATAACTTACAACTAGCGCATATGACATGCAACAGACAAAAGAGTGACAAAATCTTTGCTAATAACACAATAAAAACCGAAAAAGTCATATCAAACAGAATACTGCCACAAATAATTAATTGGACTACGTATCGAAGCAAAAAATAATCGTTTTTTAGGATGGGGGTATACCACCCCTAAAAATGCGTTCTCCGGACTTCATGCCGTACTGTGAATATTTTCTCACGGATTATGACAACGGCTCTCAAAACGAAATCATGAAAGGAATAGAAGATATATGAAATACAAAGGAATGGGATATTTAAGAAGAAAACTTGCTAGTAGGAAAGAAAGATGCGAAACAAGATACGATTATTATGAAATGAAAAATCAAATGGTTGATATTTCAAGTGTAATACCGCCTGAATTTAGATGGTTAAAAGAATGTTTAGGATGGTGTTCAAAGGCTGTTGACTCTATTGCTGATAGAATTTCCTTTGTTGAATTTTCTAATGATAATTTCAATATGCAAGAGATATACGACATGAATAATCCTGATGTGTTGTTTGACAGTGCAATTATTTCATCATTGATTACATCATGTTCTTTTATTTATATTTCTCAAAAGGTTGGAGAAATGCCTCGCTTACAGGTAATTGATGGAAGACATGCAACAGGGATTATTGATCCTATTACAAATATGTTGGTTGAAGGATATGCCATATTAGAGGAAGATGTTCTAGGAAATCCTATTATTGAAGCATATTTTATTCAAGGAGTTACATATTTTTATGAAAGAGGTGAAAAACCTTATAAAATCAAAAATAAAGCTCCGTATCCACTGTTGGTTCCAATTATTAATAGACCTGATGCTAAAAGGCCATTTGGACATTCAGTTATTTCAAGAGCTTGTATTTCTATTCAGCAAGCAGCAATGAGAACTCTAAAAAGAAGTGAAGTATCCGCTGAGTTCTATTCATTTCCACAAAAATATGTTTTAGGACTTGAACCAGGAGCTGAAATGGATAAATGGAAGGCAACTATTTCATCATTGATGCAAATCTCAAAGGATGAAGACGGGGACAAGCCTACTGTAGGCCAATTTGCTCAACAATCAATGGCACCCTATGTTGAACAACTAAAAATGTTGGCCAGTCTTTTCGCTGGTGAAACAGGGTTGACATTAGATGATCTTGGTTTTTCTACTGAAAATCCATCAAGTGTTGAAGCAATCAA